AGAGTTAAAGGTGATCAACTACCATCTGGTGTAGATTGGTGTGCTTTTGATTGGGCTGTGAACAGTGGTAGTGGTAGACCAGCTAAAGCTATACAACGTGCAGTAGGTGCTACCGCAGATGGTGCTATTGGTCCTAAGACGCTACAACTCATTATGGAGAAAGACCCTAAGTATATTATTGACTATGTATATACAGTAAGACAAGGGTTCTATGAAGGATTGGATACGTACAAAACATTTGGACGTGGTTGGTCTAGGCGAAATAAAGAAACGCTTGAACAAGCATTGCACATGGTGGAATAATAATATGGCACGTGAGTTAACAGATAGACAGAAGAAGTTCTTAGCAGTCCTTATGGATGAAGCTGGTGGAGATATTACCAGTGCTAAGATCATTGCAGGTTATTCAGCTAATACTTCTAACACAGAAATAACGAATAGCTTGAAAGAAGAAATCATTGATGTTACTCACAGCTACTTAGCACGTAATGTACCTAAAGCTGCAATGGCTATGGTAGGTGCATTGTATGATCCTACTGAGTTAGGTATACGTGATAAGATGACAGCCGCTAAAGAACTACTTGATCGTACTGGTTTAGTTAAAACTGAGAAGATGCAAGTAGAAGCTAAGGGTGGTGTCATGTTAATGCCAGCTAAACAAACACAGGAAGATGATGAATAAACCATTAGGTAAATGGAAATTACCACAACCGACAGACCTTAAAGAAAGTAATAGATGGGTAGCAATCCCACGTGTAGCAAGAACAATTCCCTTTGGTTATGAAGTAGACCCAAAAGATAAAGGAATACTCTTGCCAATCAGTGCAGAACTTGATATGCTTGAGCAAGCACAGAAATACTTAAAACAGTATTCATATCGAGAAGTAGCTAACTGGTTGACTAGAAATACAGGTAGAACTATTTCTCATGTAGGTTTAAAGAAACGGTTGGATAATGAGCGACAAAGAAAAAACAAAGCTGGAAGCCTTCGCAGATGGGCAGACTATGCGAAAAAGGCAATCGCCAAAGCGGAAGAAATCGAGCGCACAAGGCTCGGTGCAAAAGAAAACGAAGACACAGAAGAGCAAACCAAAGCAGCCTAATAAAGTTGTAGTTGATCATGACTTATCTAAAGTTGAAGAACAACACAATATAATATTCAAACCTAATGTTGGTCCACAGACTGACTTCCTTGCTGCAGGTGAACGTGAAGTATTATATGGTGGCTCGGCTGGTGGTGGCAAATCATATGCTATGTTAGCTGATCCTTTACGTTTCATGGGACATCCATCATTCTCAGGATTACTACTAAGACATACTACAGAAGAACTAAGAGAACTTATATTTAAGTCTCAAGAAATGTATCCTAAAATATGGCCGGGTATTAAGTGGTCAGAACGTAAGATGCAATGGACAGCACCATCAGGTGCAAGACTGTGGATGTCATACCTAGATAAAGAGGATGATGTATTAAGATACCAAGGTTTAGCATTTAGTTGGATAGGCTTTGACGAACTTACACAGTGGCCTACACCATTTGCTTGGAACTACATGAGATCACGTTTACGTTCTACTGCAAGTGATTTACCAGTGTATATGAGAGCTACAACTAACCCCGGTGGTAGAGGCCATCATTGGGTTAAGAAGATGTTTATCGACCCTGCTCCTCACAATAAAGCATTTGATGCTACTGATATTGAAACAACTGAAGTACTAAGATACCCTGCAGGTCACGAGAAAGCTGGTAAGGCACTATTCAAACGTAAGTTTATACCTGCTAGACTATCTGATAATCCATACTTAGCTGAACAAGGTGACTATGAAGCGATGCTTCTATCACTACCAGAACAGCAACGTAGACAATTACTAGAAGGTGATTGGGATATTAAAGAAGGTGCAGCGTTCACTGAGTTCGATAGAACTAAACATGTGATAGAACCTTTTGAGATACCAAGTAACTGGGTTAAGTTTAGAGCGTGTGACTACGGTTATGGAAGTAAATCTGGTGTAGTATGGTTTGCAGTATCTCCAAGTGAACAACTTATAGTATATCGTGAGTTATATGTAAGTAAAGTATTAGCGGCAGATTTAGCTGATCAAGTACTTGACTTAGAAGCTGGAGATGGTAATATTAAGTATGGAGTACTTGATAGTTCATTATGGCACAAGCGTGGTGATACAGGACCATCCCTAGCAGAACAAATGGTTCAAAGAGGTTGCAGATGGCGACCATCAGATAGATCAAAAGGTTCACGTGTAGCAGGTAAGAATGAGATACACAGACGTTTACAAGTAGATGAATATACAGAAGAGCCTAGACTAGTGTTCTTTGATACATGTACTAACATGGTAGCTCAATTACCTGCATTACCAATAGATAAAAGAAACCCAGAAGATATAGACACTACCTCAGAAGATCACTTGTATGATGCATTACGTTATGGTATCATGTCACGACCACGGTTTAGTATATTTGATTATGATCCAAATGGAAGACCGTCAGGTGGTATGAACATAGCAGATTCCACGTTTGGATATTAAGGACAAATAAATGGCAGAAGAAAACGAAGGCTTTATCGAAGACGATGCAATTATCCTAGAGGATAGTGATGACTCTACGGTGGATGATGCAGATACATCAAAGATAATTCCATTTATTATGGAGAAGTATAATCGTGCTGACGACTATAGACAGCAAGATGAAGAGCGTTGGTTACAAGCCTATCGTAACTATCGTGGTGTATATAGTTCTGATGTACAATTTACAGAAGCTGAGAAGTCAAGAGTATTTATTAAAGTAACTAAAACTAAAACACTTGCTGCATATGGCCAGATTGTTGACGTACTATTTGCAGGGCAGAAGTTTCCATTAACAGTTGACCCTACAGAACTACCAGAAGGTGTAGTATCAGATGTGCACTTTGATCCTAAAGAGCCTGAGCAGTTACGTGAGTCAGAATTAAATGAAGTCGTAAACCCTTATGGCTTTGCTGGTGATGGCAAAGACTTACCAGCAGGTGCTACTTCTAAAACATTACTAGATAGTATTGGTCCTCTGAAAGATAAGTTAAGTGAGATTGATAATGTGCGTGAGGGTGTAGGTAAAACTCCTACATCTGTTACGTTTAGCCCTGCTATGATAGCGGCTAAGATGATGCAGAAGAAGATACACGATCAGTTAGAAGAGTCTAGTGCTAGTAAACATTTACGCAGTACAGCTTTTGAGATGGCACTGTTTGGTACTGGTGTCATGAAAGGTCCTTTTGCAGTAGATAAAGAATATCCTAATTGGGATGATGAAGGTGAGTATTCACCTATTATGAAAACTATACCTCAAGTATCACACGTATCTGTGTGGAACTTCTATCCTGATCCTGACGCTACTAACATGGATGAGGCACAGTTCGTTATTGAACGTCATAAGATGTCAAGAACACAGTTGCGTGCACTTAAACGTAGACCACACTTCCGTTCATCTGTTATTGATGAAGCTATATCATTAGGTGAGAACTATAGTAAAGAATCATGGGAAGATGATTTATCTGATTATGCACCTGAGCATGGCATTGAACGTTTTGAAGTCCTAGAGTATTGGGGCATGGTAGATGTTGAAATGTTGATTGAGCAAGGCGTAGATATACCTGATGAGCTATCTAATGTAGATGAGTTACAAGCTAATGTTTGGATTTGTAATGGTAAATTACTACGTATGGTTATGAACCCGTTCAAACCTGCACGTATACCTTACATGGCTGTACCATATGAGCTTAACCCTTACAGCTTCTTTGGTGTAGGTATAGCTGAGAATATGGATGATACACAAACATTAATGAATGGTTTCATGCGTATGGCTGTAGATAATGCTGTACTATCAGGAAACTTGTTGATAGAGGTAGACGAAACTAACTTAGTGCCGGGACAGGATATGTCCGTGTATCCCGGTAAAGTCTTTCGTCGCCAAGGTGGTGCACCCGGGCAAAGCATTTTTGGAACTAAGTTTCCTAATGTTGCACAGGAGAACCTACAACTCTTTGATAAGGCACGTGTCCTTGCAGATGAGTCTACAGGTTTTCCATCTTTCGCACATGGTCAAACAGGTGTGTCAGGTGTAGGTCGTACTGCTTCTGGTATTAGTATGCTCATGGGTGCTGCTCAAGGTGGTATCAAGAATGTTATTAAGAACATTGATGATTACCTATTACGACCATTAGGTGAGAACCTATTTAGATTTAATATGCAGTTTGATTATGATCCTAAGATCAAAGGTGACTTAGAAGTTAAGGCTCGTGGTACTGAAAGTTTAATGGCTAATGAAGTACGTAGCCAAAGATTAATGCAGTTTATGCAAATTTCTTCTAGTCCAGCACTTGCACCTTTTGCTAAATTTCAGTATATTATACGAGAGATTGCAAAGTCTCTTGAGTTAGACCCAGATAAGGTTACTAACAATATGGACGAGGCAGCTATTCAAGCTGAACTCATGAAAGGTTTTCAACAAACACAACCAGAACAACAGGGTGCACCAGCAGGTGCTAATCCAGCAGACCCTACAGGCGCAGGTGGTGGAAACATAGGTACAGGACAAGCACCTCTACCACAAGAACAAGGATTTAGCGGAAATGCAGAAGGACAAGGAGCACCTGAGCAAGCTCAAGGCAATGGTCAGCAACCACCAGCAATGGGAACAGTTCAATAGTTATATAGATTCTTTAATAGATCAACAGCACAGAACTATGGAACAAGCTGATAATGATAAGATTATATACCGAGCACAAGGTGCAATCTTTCAATTACGTAGAATAAAGTTATTACGTGACGAAGTATTAAAAAACAAATAAGGAAACATCCCATGATGGAAAAACAAATGGAACTATTCGCACGTGGTGGCTTAAAAGATGAAGGTGGTATGATTGACGAAGAGTCTGGTAACAGAGTTCCTATCGGTGGAACTCGTGAAGGTGTTCGTGATGATATTGAAGCTAATGTAAGCCAAGGTGAGTTTATTCTGTCTGAAGATGTTACAAGATACCATGGGCTTGAGAAGCTTATGAACTTACGGCAAGAGGCTAAGATGGGTCTAAAAAGAATGGAAGCTATGGGACAAATGGGTAATAGTGATGAGGCTACAATGCCAGATGATTTACCTTTTGGTATGGATGATTTAATTATTGTTGCTGGTAGTCCTAATGATGATAATGGTGAACTTAATATGGCTGAAGGTGGTTTAACTACAGGTACTACAAATGTTGTACGTACACCTGATTCTGTTGCACCTGCTATAAATCAACCAGTTGTACCTACTACAACAACTACCCGTAGACTTACACCTGTTATTACACAACCTGTACGTACTACAATTGACTTTAAGAAACTTATGGGTGAAGCGGCTATTGAGTATAAAGAATATCGTAACTCTGCAGGTAATAATATTATGATACCATTTATAGGTGGTGTAGCTACATTCCCTATTCCAGATGGATATTTTTTATATACAGGTGAAGGTTCAGTGGGTACGGGTAATACACCTGTAGATGATATAGTTGCAGACACTAATACAGCTACACAAGAAGTTCGTGGAGATCGTGATGATCGCACTAATGTTGCTGTAGCTCCTAAACCAGTTGACTATGATAATATTAGTAATGAAGAACTGTTAAAACTTGCACAAGATCAAACAGGTACTAAAGGTACTCTTGTAAAAGTTGCAATGGGTTTTATGGGACCTTTAGGTATTTTTGGTATGTTGGCTATGTCACACCAAAGTAAAAAGATAATGTCAACTATTAATGAAAGAATAGCTTCTGGTATTATTGGAAATGATTTAAAAGGTGAGTTTACAGAGGTACTTGGCCTATTGAAAAAAGGTTCTGGTGGATTAGTTGGTGGCGTAGTAGATTTTATAGGTGGTTTATTAGGTAAAACACCAGAAGAGATTGAAGCGGCTAAAAAGACTACTGCAGAAGTAGATAAAAAAGCAAACCCTGATCAGCCATTATTTGTAGTCAATCCAAGATCGGGTGTTACTGAACTTACTATTTCTGTACCTGACGCAGTGCAGTCAGTTCTTAAAGATGCACCTGCTACTACTACAGAACGCCAGATGGAAGAAATGTTAACTAGTAAAGTTGCTGGTAAGGTTACTGAAGGTGAGCGACAAGCTTTAGCAAATGCAGCGTTTGCACCTAGTGGGGGTGGTAAAACTATAGCTGAGTTTGATTTAGCTAGAGAAGCAATGGCTGAAGTTGCACCCGTAGGTGCTGTTGATGCCTTAGCTGGTACACCACTTACAACCTACAGAGATATGTCACCACAAGCACAAGCAGATCGTGCATCTATGGTATCTGTAGCAGGTGTTGATGCTTTTAAACCTGCGGTAGTAGGAGCAGATGGTCCTACACCACAAGAGTTAGCAACAGTAACTACACCAACTACAATACAAAAAACACCTGTAGCAGACACTTCAACATACACAGCACCTTCTGTTATAGGTATTACACCACCTAAAGATGTAACACCTGCAGTAGATACATCTGTATATACAGCACCTAGTGCTATGGCAGTACCAGCATTGCCTACTGGGTATGCAGCATATGATCAAGCAGACTTTCTTAAAGATGCAGGTGTCTCTACTGTACCAAGCCCTGTAGAAGATACACAGGGTTATGCTGGTTATTCTCAAGCTGACTTTTTAAAAGAGGCAGGTGTTAGTCCGTCTTTAGCTACACAAACAGAAACTGTTTTTACTGGTGTTAATAATAAAAATGCTGCATCAAGAAGTGCAGACATAGAAAAAGATTCTATTGGTGAGTTTGAACTAAAGATAGGTCAACCTGTAACTGATATAGAAGGTTTGATGCCACCAAAAGTAGATACTAAACCTACGTATACTGCAGCAGATTATATGTTACCAACATCTACAGGTATGAAACCACCTAAGCCTGTTGTAGATACTTCAACATATACACAACCTAGTTCAATAGCTATGGACACAACACCAAAAGTAGTTGGTGGTGGTCGTGGTGATGGTGCATTTGAAGTTGCGCAAAGACAAGCAGATTCTTCTACTATAACAACACCCGATCAATATACTTTAGCTAGTACTGAAAGTGATCGTTTTACTCCATCAATGGATATTACAACAACACCTAAGATGCGACCATCTGGTTTAGGCGCAAAACCTGTTGAAACAACTACACCTGCCCAAACATATAAAGCTGGTGAGTCTAACCAAGCTACAGCATGGATGAATCTACCTGATGCTAACATAGCTCAAGCAGCTGATTTAAACAAAAGGTATGCAACAACAGGTGGTACTGCAGTAGATGGTTATGCCGTTGGTGCTATTACCGATGGTAAATCGCAAGGTGTATATGCAGACAAAGAAGGTTTTGCCTTACGTGATGCAGAAGAAAGAGTTGTATACAGAAATGATGACTACGATGTACCCGTAGTTAAATCCACAGTTTATGAAAGAGTGTTTGAGGGTGCAGATAAATATAAACCTGCTACTAAATTTGATGATAGTAAAACAAGTACAGCAAGTACAAATAAGAAAACTGCTGTAACACCAGCTAAAAAGAATCAGCTATCTAAAACAGCAAAAGCTAAGATAGGTACAGACGCTAGTGGTGGTGATCCTAACATGGCAGGTGCAGTATGGACTTCTCAACCGGGAACTAATGTATTAACACGTACATTCCCTAAAAAAAGTGATCCTAAACCAGCACCAGTAACAACCAGTAAAAAAAGTAGTGGTGGTGGTAGTAGCGGTGGAGGCGGCGGTGGTAGTAGTAAAATAGTATGTACTGCTATGAATGAGTCTTACGGCTTTGGTTCTTATCGTCAAGCTGTTTGGTTAAAATATTCAAATAATAACTTGACAAAAGAACATGAAGTAGGATACCATACATTATTCCTACCTTTAGTAGAACTTGCATATCAAAAAGATTATAAGTATGTGCGTAAAACACTAGAGAATATTGCACGACATCGTACTGCAGACCTTAGAGCAGAGATGCAGAATAAAAAACGTGACAAGTTAGGGCGTTTCTATAGAGCTATATTAGAACCAATCTGTTACCTAGTAGGTAAGTATAAAATGTTTAGGAATAAATAATATGGATTTTGAAGAATATAAACTTAATGTGTCAAGTAGATTTGATGCACTATCGGAAGAAGATCAGCAACAAGTAATAGAGTTAATGAGAACTCCTATAGGGCAAACTATTATAAGTGTACTAGGGAGTGAACTGTTGGACTTCGGTACTCCAGAAACTGAGCAACCTACTGCACCTGTAAGGCGTGGATTAGCAGCACCCGTTATTTAAACTACTGCTAAATTTGAACTGGCTACCCATCCCCCTACCAACACTAGGCTACGGCGGCCCCAGTATGAAAGACTGAAACATGAATGATAAAATAATGGCAGAAGAAGTAAAGCCAGAAACTAAAGTTGCATTTGCAAATCGTAAGTACACTAATGAAGACAAACGTAAGATGGAAGAGGAAGAACTCGAACAACTTATTGCTGAACAAAAAGGTGAGACAACAGAAACTACAGAGGAAGTAGTTGAAGCTGAACCTGCTAATGCTGAAGAAAAAAGTTTTAAGAAACGCTACGGTGATCTTAGACGACATATGCAAGAAAAAGAAAAAGATTGGGACGACAAGTTTAAAGGACTACAACGTCAACTTGAAGACTCAACTAAACAAGAAATTAAATTACCTAAGTCTGATGATGATATTGATGCTTGGGCAAAAGAATACCCAGATGTAGCGGCTATAGTAGAAACTATTGCAATTAAAAAAGCTAAAGAACAAGCCGCTGGATTAGAAGAACGTGTAAAAGAAATTGATGAAATGAAAGCCGATGCAGCACGCAAGAAAGCTGAAGTAGAATTAATGACTGCACATCCTGATTTTGGTGAGATTAGAGATGATGATGCGTTTCATAATTGGGTAGATGAACAACCTAAGTGGGTACAAGATGCGTTATATGAAAACGCTAGTGACTCAAGATCAGCGGCACGTGCAATTGATTTGTATAAAGCTGATATGAATATTCAAACAAAGAAACCTGTGAGCAACAATAAAGATGCCGCACGTTCAGTAAACAGTCGTAGTAACGCTACACCTGATTCAGAAGATTCTAAGAATGTTTTTAAGGAATCGCAAGTGAATAAGATGACAGCACAACAGTACGAAAAAGCTTCAGATGCTATTATGGAAGCCATACGTACTGGTAAGTTTATTTACGATATGTCGGGCAATGCTCGATAAAGCTATTGACATATAATATATTTATGATATAACTATATGTACAATGTAGTAGTGTGACCCCTAAGACACAGGTTACTCACATTACGACTAAACCCACGCAAACAACATAATACTTCTTGACAACCTAATGTCTTATGGCCCATTATAGTGAAGGTAGGCCAACTTTCATAATAATGCACCCTACAAGTACTTAGCCTCTATATAAGTGAATAGTCGTTTGCATCTGTAATCTAATGCTAAAGGAGAATTAAAATGGCATTTGGAAAGGCTTCGGGCTATACAAACTTACCGAACGGTAACTTCTCGCCCGTTATTTACAGCAAACAGGTGCAACTTGCATTTCGCAAATCTGCAATCTGTGAAGCTATCACTAACTCTGACTATTTCGGAGAAATCGCTCAAATGGGCGACTCAGTAAAAATCATAAAAGAGCCTGAGATTTCAGTAACTGCGTATCTACGTGGTACTACTATCTCGACACAAGATTTATCTGACAATGATTTTTCATTAACAATCGACAAAGCAAACTACTTTGCATTTAAAGTTGATGACATCGAAGAAGCGCACTCACATGTAAACTTCCAAAGCTTAGCTTCGGATCGTGCTGCATATCGTTTGGCTGATCAGTATGACCAAGATGTTCTTGGTTACTTATCTGGTTACAAACAGTCTGCATTACATGCAAATGCTGGCGCAGTAAATGATGTAGTAAATGGTACTAAAGCTAACTCAGCAGCTGGTTCAGACGAACTACTTGCAGCGAACAAGCTTAACAAAGGTTCATTTGGTAACATCACAACAACTTCTGCTGGAGAACATTCAATTCCAGTTGCAGCTCGTCTGCCGGGAGCTACTGCATTACCAACAGCTACTGTTTCACCAGCTATGTTGGTGGCACGTATGAGTCGTTTACTAGACGTTCAAAACGTAGACACACAAGGTCGTTGGATCGTAATTGACCCGGTGATGATGGAAGTCTTACGTGATGAAGATTCACGTCTATTAAATGCTGACTTCGGTGGTGATGGCCTAAAGAATGGTCTAGTGTTGAACAACTTCCACGGTTTCCGTGTATACGTTTCAAACAACTTACCATCAGTAGGTACTGGTGCATCAACAACTGGTGCAGCTAACCAAAACGCTAACTATGGTGTTATATGTGCTGGACATGATTCGGCTGTTGCAACTGCAGAGCAGATCAACAAGACTGAAACATATCGTGACCCAGATTCATTCGCTGACATCGTGAGAGGCATGCATTTATATGGCCGCAAGATTCTTCGTCCAGAAGCTCTTGTATCAGCTAAATATAACTTAGCATAAATAAACATACTGTAGGTGGGCTGGGAAACTGGCCCACTTATATTTGTATTTATAGGAATTAACATGGCAACATATATAAACCTAGTCAATGAACTACTTCGTAGACTTAATGAAGTACAGATTGATTTAGCTAACTTTGGAACAACTAAAAATGTTCAGTCTTTAGCTAAGGATGCTATTAATTCTTCTATACGTGAAATATTACAGGAAGCTCAGGAATGGCCTTTCACACTAGTCACGTATGAACACACACTAGAAGTAGGCACTAAAACCTACAGCTTCCCTTCTGACTTCTCTAAAGCAGATTGGGATACATTTTATTTAACTAATGCACAATCTGCGTACCCAACTAAGCTACCTAGTATTTCTTATGAATCATACATAAATGATAGAAGAAGTCTTGATGATGTAGCAGGTGCAGGTGGACACTCTAAACCAGACACAGTATATAAAACACAAGAAGATAAGTTCGGTGTTACACCAATCCCTGATAATACTTATGTTGTAGAATACAGATACTGGAAAGTCCCTGCTGATTTATCTGAAAGTACCGATGTTTGCATTATTCCCGACAGATTTAAACATGTAGTAATTGATGGTGCTATGATGTACTTAATGCACTTTAGATCAAATGATCAATCTGCTAGATTACACGAAGATAAGTTTAGAACTGGTATTAAATCTATGCGTAGATTATTAGTAGACAGTAAAGACTATTTAAGCTCAACAGTAATATATAGGACGGGTAGTTCATTTTAGATGGTTGATAAGCTAAGTACATATGTTTCAGTTTGTGCTGGTGGTTTAATAACTAATGTAGACCCCCTTACACAAGCAGTTAATCTATCTGGTAGTGCAGTACGTATGATAAACTACGAACCTGCTTTGTCAGGTGGTTATCGTCGTATTAGCGGATACTCAAATGATTATGGTACTGTGCCGGGTACAGGTGCTGTATTAGGTGTTACAGTAAACGGTAATTTACATGATGGTATATTTGCATGTAGAAAACCTACAACTGGACATGACTACTTATATAGATGGCAGAACTCTAACTCATCTTGGGTAGCTGTAGCTGAAGCTGGTAATCCTGATATGACTAATGTTACTAAAGTACGTTTTAGTAATTTTAACTGGTCAGGTGAAGTTATACTACTAACAGATGGTGTAAATCCTGCAGCAACATATGATGGTACTACATATACACAAATAACTCACGCACAAGCTCCTGACAATCCTAAATACTCAGAAGAGTTTGCATCTCATATATTCTTGTGTGGTGATACATCTGAGCCTTATAACTTACACTTTAGTTCACCTTTAAATGCTACTGACTTTAGCCCTGCTAATGGTGCTGGTGTTATTAACGTAGGTTATACTATAACAGCTATTAAAAAGTTCCGTAACCAATTATATATCTTTGGTGCTAATAATATCAAAAGATTAGTTGGCAATAACATAGCTAACTTTACACTAGAAAACGTTACATCAAATATGGGTTGCCTTGCACCTGATTCTGTGGTAGAGTTTGGTGGTGACTTATTATTCTTAGGTCCTGATGGTATACGTCCTATATCTGGTACTGATAAAATTGGTGATGTTGAACTTGCTACAGTATCTAAAGAGATACAGTCTATATTTGATAACTATTATTTATCAGAACAGATTACAGATATTTCTATTGTAGTACTTAGGAAGAAGTCACAGTTTAGATTCTTCTTTAAAAATGATGCTTCACTATCTTTGATAGGTGGCATACGTAAGAGTCAAAATAAACAGAGTATATTTGAATATAGTCAGTTAATTGGTATTGAAGCTAACTGTGTAGCTAGTGGATACATAGGACAATTTGAACATGTAATACATGGTGATGGATCAGGTAAAGTACACAGACAAGAAAAAGGCAATAACTTTGGTGGCCTTGAAATATTTAGTTTATTCCAAACTCCATACTTTTACATGGAAGACCCAGAAGTACGTAAGATAGTACACAAGGTAAATACGTATCTTAAATCAGAGGGTGACACAGAAGTGTTCGTTGGTGTATCATATGACTATGATGACACAAATACATTAAACCCTACTAACTATGATTTTACTACAGAGGGTGCGGCTTCAGTATTTGGTACAGCCATATATGGAGCAGGTGGTATTTATGATGGTAATCCATCACCTAAGACATTGACCAATATAGAAGGATCAGGTAACTCTGTATCTATAAGTTATGTTACCAACAATACAAACGCAAGTCATACTATACAGGCAATAGCCTTGACGTATGAGACAGCCGACAGGAGATAATACTTTGGCAGGTTATGTAAGACAGTCTACAGCAGACATTGTACCAACAGCTACGGTTCGAGCAGCACCTATTAACGCTGAGTA